TCAACGCAGGATCAAGCAAGATTAGCTGGTATTTCTGCAGCAGCCGAGATAAAGCGCATCGAAAAGGTTAAACAGATGCAGCTTGAAGCACAAGAAGCAGCAGCAGAAGGCGTTCGACGATTTTGGCAGGACGTTAATTGGGAGTATAACCAGGGGCTGATCAGCGCTCAAGAATATTTCGATATGTTAAGCGGTGAGCTTGATAGGGTCACACAGGGAAGCGAAGAGTGGCGAGCTCACTTTTCAGAATTACAGCGAATAGCTTTAGATATTGCAAAACAACGACTTGATCCGCTTGTTGCTTCGCTACAGCAGGGCAAAATTACAACGGATGAATTTATAGCCTCAGCAGAAGTTTTAAAAGGACAATTTAATGACTTACCATTGGTAGTTGACAAAATAGACGAAACCGTGAAGCAAGTAGCAGAAAGTACAAGAAATTCGATTGACTTAGTTAGAGACTTGGGAATGACTTTTGAAAGCGCATTTGAGCAAGCTATATTTGCTGGTAATTCTTTGCGAGACGTATTACAGGGTCTTTTAGAGGACATAGCAAGGATTATTTTGCGTCAATCTATTATCAAACCATTGGTCGGTGGGTTGCTTGGTGGGTTGCTTGGTGGGTTTGGGTTTGCTTCGGGTGGAGTTATACAAAGCGGACGCATTATGCCCTTCGCAAAGGGCGGCATTGTAACGAGTCCTACCATCTTTCCGATGGCAAACGGCGCTGGACTCATGGGAGAAGCTGGGCCAGAGGCAATTATGCCGTTGAAGAGAACGTCAAGCGGAAAGCTAGGAGTTAGAGCAGAAGGCGGGGGCGATCATATCAGCGTGACGATGAACATTAACGCTGTAGATGCTAAGTCCTTTGTAGATTTAATTAACAGTAATCGAACAGTGATAGAAAGCATTGTAGTCAACAACTTCACCCGCAATGGACGGATTCGCCGTGTAATACAGGAGGCGGTATAAATGGCGACATTTAGTTATCCTCCATACTATGTCTTTGAATACACAACAGACCATAATGTATTGGTATCAACTTTCGAAAGCGGGCGAGAACAAAGGCGTTATAAAGGGAAAAGACCACGTAAATGGAAACTCACATTTCGACAGACACCGAGTCGAATTAATCGCATCGTGGAGTTCTTTAACGAGCGTAAAGGATCTTATGAAGCTTTTGAATGGACTCCACCAGGGGCGAGTTCGCCAATCAGAGTTCGATTTGAAGCTAATTCGCTTAGAACATCTTATCAAGGCAAGATGTTTGCTGCATGTGAGCTAGTAATTCAAGAGGTGATTGAATAAATGCCTAGGGGCAGTAGTACTTTTCATGTGGCGGCTTCTAAAGACGAAGTTGCGCCAGTATTGTTAGTAAGAATTCTTAATTTGAAACATATAATTGACGGATCAACACAATCGCTTTATCTAACTGATTATCAAGAACCAAACGTCCTGACGATAGATTTTTTCGATGAAAATGGTAACCCACGTGAATATACTTGCTGTAATGTAAGTTATGATCATGTTGAGGTAGGAACCGACAACACATTAAGCGAAGTAGAAGTTACGATTGATAATGTCGATCGTACATTTTCAGCAGCAGCACAATATTACAAACTTCATGGAACTCAAGTACACGTACTGACAGCTGAAAGAAGCGTGCTTCATTCGCCAGAAGGAGCTATCATGCGCTTTGCTGGGCCAATAAGAGAGGCTAGAATCAACGAACACATGATAAAGTTAAGGGTAACAAACGGCTATTCATTATATTCACGAATACCAAAACGTCTTTATGACTCAAAGCATTATCCTTACATCCCGAGCGCCAAAGACCCAAGGACGTTACAGCGATGAAACTGGTAGATTTTATTGGTCTTCCATGGAGAATTAGAGGACGAGACTTTAATGGGATTGATTGCGGTGGTCTTTGTATGTTAGCAGCTTACTATCTATATGGAATAGAAATACCTGATATATGGGAGTACGATGAAACAAATAACTTAGATATTACAATCAAGGTATTACAGGATTTGCCGCTGTTAGCTTTACAGGTAAATAAACCCACCAACGGTGATGTAATCTCATTACGACTTTCACCTGGATATGTTCATTACGGGCTATTTGTCGATGGTAGGATGCTTCATATCAGCGAAAACACTCGATCACGATTAACACGTAAAATTCCTAATAACAACAACGTAGCATACTGGCGATTTGGTAAGGGTGGTGAGCATAAATGGGTATAGGAGCATTAATTGGAGCGGTAGTTGGAGCAGTAGCAGGAGCTTCGGGAATTATCATTGCTGGCTTCACAGCTGGTACTATGTGGGCAGCGGGAGCGGCTATTGGGGCGTTGTTCGACAAACCTGACACTGGTTTTTCAGGTTTCACTGCTGGACCTACTAGTGGACCTACTAGTCCTACATATTCTTTCGGTCAAATTCAGAACACGAGGTCACAGAAACTACCAGTTCCACTCGTTTACGGGCGAGTAAGGTTGGCAGGAAATGTGATTATGCAACGTTTCTTGGATGATCAAAAGACAAAACAAGACATGCTGATTGCGCTTGGATTGGGCGAATTTGAAGATATTACTGATGTTAAGGTTAATGAGATACCATTGTATGTAGGCACATCAGGTAATCCTGAGGGTTGCTCACTAAATATCTATAGAGGGACACAAACGCAGGGGGCAGACAGCAGATCTCTAGGCGGCAAAAGATATCCGAATACAGCTTATTTAGCAGTAACGTTAAAAGCTAGCGAAAAGATATCGGGTAACCCAACTATCACATGTATAGCAAAAGGACGTAAGGTTTGGACACCTGACGGTGTAATGTATACAACTAATCCTGCTTGGATTGTGTACGATATTCTAACCGGAACTTATTATGACCCTGAAGCGAGAAGATATGAACCTGTTGGGCTTGGTTTACCTCGTGAGTTGATAGACCTAGATTCGTTCAAAGAAGCAGCAGCATATTGTGATGAGTTGGTAGATGGTAAACCTCGATTTACCCTTGACTACACTATCGACACGCAAAAACGAGCGATCGATCACCTTGCTGATGTTTTGTCTTGTTTCCGAGGTGCTTTACTAGCCAGAGAGAAAATAGCATTGTACATTGATAAACCGGTTGAAGCACCTTACAAGGCTGTAGGACCAGATAATATTATCGAAGGCAGCTTCACGTGGTGGCAGCGACCCGATGATGAGATATACAACAGAGTAGTAATTGAATGGACGGATCCCAACCAGCATTGGGAGCAAGCAGTGTCCGTATTCGAAGATGAAGAAGACATTGCCGAACGAGGGATTGTAGAGCGAAGATATTCGCTTTTAGGCATCACGAGACCTGAACAGGCAGGACGTATGGGTGCTTACCTTATCGACATTGCGAGAGGATCAAAGAACGCTTGTCAGTTTGGATTGTCAATCAAGGATAGCGATATTGAAGCCGGAGATGTAATATCAATAACGCATGATTTACCAGGTTGGGAGGACAAATGGTTCAGAGTTGTAAAGGTCGACGACTACGATGACGATACGATCGTTGTTACGGCTTCGGAATATGTGCCAAACGCATACAACGATGTTGCGTTAGATGTTTATCCTGCAATCGATACTGGATTACCAACTCCATTCGAAGTATTACCTCCGCAGAACCTAAAGGTTGTGGAGTGGGGATATAAAACTAAAAGCGGTATTCACATCGCAAACCTCGACGTAACGTGGGATCCTTCGCCTAATTACGGAGCACGAGTTGCTTCTTATCGTGTTGAGATGTTAGAAGGTAGTATAGTTAAATATCTTGATACAGTAGAGGCTCAAGAAACAGGTACAATGAAATATACAATCACAAGTGTGCCTATTAGCACGCTAACTATACGAGTTACCACCAAGTCGGTCTTTGGTGATTGGTCAGAGCCTGCTGAAAGGGAGGTCCAAATTATTGGTTTAGATCCTCCTCCACCTCCACCAACTAAAATTACAGTACTGTCAAAAGGTACGTCTATTGTGGTTAATGGGGTGTTACCCAATATCCCCGACATCAAAGAATTGGAATGCAGAATCGGTGGGTTTTCTTGGGAGAGTGCCAATTTCGTTGGGAGGTTTGTCACGTTTCCGTTCGAGTTCTCGGGCGTTTTAGACGGGACTACAATAGTATGGGTAAAAACAGTTGATAACGCTAATCAGTTATCCGAAACGGCAGCTTCTAGCTTAGTTACCGTTCAAGGAGTTAACGAAACATTCAACATAATTTTTGAACGAGACGATATTGAAAGCGAATTGGGTACATTAATTAACTTGTCTCGACGGGACGATGGAGTACTTGTAGCAGATACCGAAGCTGATTACTTTCAAGTAATATCGCCTGTTGTTGATACTGGTAAAGTTGGTAAAACTACAATACGATATGATTTCGCTTACGAAGTGAACTTCTCTACACTAACGTATGCGGCTGTAATCAATATGACATATGGCGAATTTCCAGGTGCTACGTATAGCACTAGTACCGTCGATGTCAAACAAGAAATTGAAGTGAGATTTAGCGATGATAATGTCAATTGGACTGATTGGGAGATGTACATACAAGGTGATAAAGTGTTTCGATATATACAATACAAATACACATTGACCCCAGTCGGCACACCATACAGTTTATATATCACTAAATTACACCAAATATATGATGTGCCAGATATCGAGATAATAGATGTTGTACACGTTCCTATTGGAGGCAGAACAATCAACTTTGTAGAAGATTACGGTAAAGAGTTTTACTACCCTCCAAAAGAAATTACGCCAATTATAAGAGACAGTCGAGGGGAGGTGTTTCCATATGTTGACAACGTAACAGCGGAAGGATTTACAATAGAATGTTATAATAAAGATGGACTATCTGTAGCCCACGATGTACAGATTACAGTAAGAGGATATTAAAGGAGATGAATGATAGTGCAAATATTTAGAGAAACAAGGCCAACGGCGGCTACGAATATCTTGCAAGATAACATCGATCAGATTGATAATGATAACACTTTAAGGT